TCTTAGATGCTAGAGGATCTACAGAAAGCTTTGATTACACTCCAGAAGGAGAATCTGCAAAGAAATTTGTTTGTGATAACTGGACAAAAACAATTCCTTATAACAATAGAGCAACAATTAATGCTACGTTTCGGGAGGTGTTTGAACCATGAGTACAGCAGCAATTATTTCGGATCTACAAAAGATTAATCCGTCTGCAATAATCGAGCTTTTTGTTTTAACTACTGATGCAACATTACATGGATCTACTGCAAGCTATCGTTTTCACAACGGAACTAATGCTGTAGGAAATGGAGATATAATCTGGGCTGGTAACACATACGTTAAAATGCCAATACAAGCGGAGGGGTTTGCTTATCAACGAGGGCAACTTCCTAGACCAACCCTGACAGTTAGTAATGCTCTTGGCACTATCACAGCTATTCTTTTAAATGTTAATTCAATAACGGCTGGAAATGATTTAACAGGTTGTACTGTTACAAGAATAAGAACTTTAGCAAGATTTTTAGATTCAGCGAATTTTGCTGGTAATACAAATCCACTTGGCACACCAGATCCTACGGCAGAGTTTCCACAAGAAATTTATAAAATTGATAGAAAAGCAACAGAAAATAGAGAGATAGTACAATTTGAACTGGCAACACCATTTGACCTTGCTGGTATTCGATCACCTAAAAGGCAATGCACTAGAACAGAGTTTCCATCTATAGGTACATTTATTGCATGAATTGGAAAGAGGCTGCTCTTGCTCATGCGAAAGACCAAGACCCTAATGAATCTTGCGGTTTATTATTAAATATTCGAGGAAAAGAAAAGTATTTTCCATGCCGTAATTTATCAATGACAGCACATCAATGTTTTATTCTTGACCCAGAAGATTATGTGAGGGCAGATAATACAGGAGATATTGTTGCTGTAGTTCATAGTCACCCAGTTACCCCACCAGTTGCAAGTCAATCCGATAAAGTTGCCTGTGAACAAAGCGGCCTTAAGTGGCATATAGTAAACCCTAAAACAGAGTCATGGGGTTGCCTAGAACCTACAGGATATAAAGCACCCATTTTAGGAAGAGAGTGGGCTTGGGGAGTTTCTGATTGCTGGTCTTTGGTTAGAGATTGGTATAAAGAAGAACTAAAAATACAACTTAGAGATTGGGATAGACCAACAACTTTAGATGAATTTAACAAAGACCCTATGTTTGAAAGGTGTGCATGGAGAACAGGTTTTAGAGAATTAAGACCTGATGAAAAACTTATTAATGGTGATTTATTATTTATGTCAATTTTTACTAATAATTTAAATCATGTCGCAATTTTTTTGGATGGGGATGTTTTACACCATTTAACAGATAGACTATCTTGTAAAGAACCATATTCAGAATGGTTGCTAAAATGCACAGGAAAGAGGTTGCGTTATGTTGCGTAAAATAAAACTATATGGTGAGTTAGCTACTTTTGTAGGTCATAAAGAATTTGAGGTAAAGGCAGATACTTTAGGTCATGCTGTAAGTTTTCTTGTAAATAATTTTGCTGGAATAGAAGAATATATGAACCCTAAATTTTATCAAGTTAAAGTTGGTGATTATGCTATTGATGAAACTGAAATAGACCATCCAATAGGACAGCAAGATATTCATTTTGTTCCTGTGATTCAAGGTGCTGGTGGTAGAGGTTTAGGAAAAGTTTTATTAGGTGCTGCATTGATCGGATTATCATTTTCTGGTGCTTTATTTTTAGATCCTATGACCTTAACAAGTGGTTTTAAAGCTGGTTTTGCTGCTGCTGGTCTAGGTGCTAAAGCTGCATTTGGTATTGGTGCTGGATTATTGCTTTCTGGTGTAAGTGATATGTTGTTTCCTGTTCCTAAAATGCCAGAATTTTCTAGTGAACAAGATCCCAGAATATCTTTTAATTTTGGTGGAACACAAAATACTTCAAGGGCTGGTACTCCTGTTCCCATTGTTTACGGAGAAATTATTACTGGTTCAGTTGTGATCAGTGGGGCTGTTGATACTCAACAGGTACAAGCATGACAAAAAAAATTATAAGAGGATCTGGAGGACCACCACCACCACCTTCACCGCCACAACCAACTAGAACACCTGATACTTTACACAGTAGGCAGTTTGCTACGTTTCTTGATCTTTTATCTGAAGGAGAGATTGAAGGTTTTGCTTCACCATCAAAAGAAGGACTTACAAAAGGTACAACGGCTTATAATAATTCTGCATTAAAAGACGTAATCCTTAACGATACACCTGTTTTAAAAGCAACTGCAAATTCAGCAAGTCCAGCAACTACAGATTTTAACTTTCAAGATGTTGGTTTCAATCCTAGATTTGGTACTTCAAGTCAGACTAAAGTTGAAGGAATTGAAAGTAGTTCTTCTGTTACTTCTGTTGGAACTACAGTCACAGCCTCATCACCAGTTACCAGACAGATCACCAACTCTAATGTTGATGCTGCTAATGTAACTATTACTTTTGCTCAAATCCAAAAAGCAACAACACAAGGTGATTTGCTTGGTTCATCTGTTCAATTAAAAATATCTGTTCAATACAATTCTGGTGGTTTTACTGATGTTATAAATGACACTGTTACAGGTAGAACTGCTGATGCTTACCAAAGAGATTACAGAGTAAATTTAACAGGTGCGTTTCCTGTTGATATCAGAGTTACGAGAGTTACTGCTGATAGTACAGATTCAAGTTTAGTTGATGCTTTTACTTGGACAAGTTTAGGAGAGATTATAGATGATGCTTCTACTTATGCCAACAGTGCTTATGCTGCAATCCGTTTGGACTCAATGCAGTTTAGTTCTATCCCATCAAGAAAATATAAAGTTAGAGGAGTAAAAGTAAGAATACCAGCAGCAGGGGCTAACAGTTCTGGCACACCAACTGTTGACAGTGCAACAGGTCGCATAGTTTATCCTGATGGCTATATATTCAATGGCACTCTTTCAGCAGCAACATGGTGTAGTTGTCCATCAATGATTTTATTAGATTTATTAACTAATAGCCGTTATGGTTTTGGTGATCATATAACAGATAGCAGCCTTGATTTGTTTTCTTTTGTTACTGCTAGTAAATTTGCAAATACATTGGTGTCAGATGGATTAGGAGGACAGGAAGCTAGATTTAGCTGTAATGTCAATATTCAAGGTAGTGGAGAGGCTTTTGATTTAATAAATGAGTTGGCAGGGGTAATGAGATGTATGCCTATCTGGACTGCTGGCAGTATTTCTCTAAAGCAAGATAGTCCAGCTACAGCTTCTTATTTGTTTAATTTATCAAACATAACAAGTGAGGGTTTTAATTATTCTGGTAGCAGTTTAAAACAAAGACACAGTGTTGTTTCTGTTTCATATTTCAACATGGATAGTCAGGAAATAGATTTTGAAGTTGTAGAAGATTCTAATGCAATAGCAAAGTTTGGTTCTATTGTTAAACAGGTAAAGGCTTTTGCTTGTACTTCCAGAGGTCAAGCTGCAAGATTAGGAAAAGCTATATTATTTGCTGAACAAAATGAATCTGAAGTTGTTAGTTTTACAACTTCGATTGATAGTGGTGTTGTTGTAAGACCTTCAGCAATAATTTCGATAGCTGATCCTGTCAGGAGTGGTCTTAGAAGAGGTGGAAAGATTGCCTCTGTTACTTCTACTACTGTTATTACAGTTGATGATTCTTCTGCTACTAGCTTGCCTACAGATAACAATGCAACTTTAAGCGTCATTTTGCCTGATGGAACTATTGAAACTAAAGATATTGTTTCTGTTGTAGGGGCAACAATTACTGTTTCTGACGCATTTTCTCAAGCTCCTAATGTTAATGCAAACTGGCTTATATCAAACGATACTGTTCAGACACAACTTTTCAGAGTAATAACAGTAGAAGAAATTGACGGAATAAATTATGCAATTACAGCTTTATCTTATGTAAATGCTAAATACGCATTTATTGAAGATGGTGCAAGTTTACCAACAAGAATAGTATCAATACTAAATCTTCCAAAAGACCCACCAAATGCTTTACAGGCAGAAGAGAAAATTGTTGTTATCAATAATCAGGCAGTATCAAAATTAATTATTAGTTGGCAGCCTATTGTCGGTGTTACGCAGTATCAGGTCAACTACAGATTTAACAATGGTAACTTTATATCTCAAACTGTATCTGCTCCTGACTTTGAAATATTTGATAGTGATATTGGAACGTATGAGTTTCAAGTATTTAGCTACAACACAGCATTACAAACAAGTGCTACATCATCTAATTTAACTT